AAAAAAGATGAAGAGAAACAAGATTGATTTTATAAGCGGAACAGAAACCGCCTACACAATGACAGAACAAGAAGAGTTAGCCTATGAAGAACAAAGGGCTGGTGTTTATGATGATGACTTTGATTACAACGAAATGTTAGATTTTGGCTTAAAAGAAACAAACAGAAAACAAATGCCAGTATTTAGTGGAGTGCTTAAATACTTCCCAGATGCAATAAGAGAAGTAGCTAAAACATCTTGGATAGGCAACCAACAGCACCACCCTGACAAACCTTTACATTGGGATAGAAGCAAGTCTGGAGATGAGTTAGATGCTTTAACAAGGCACTTGATGGAAGCTGGAGAGATAGACACAGACTTAGTAAGGCATAGTGCCAAAGTAGCTTGGAGAGCCTTAGCCAACTTACAAAAAGAATTAGAAGAAAATGGGGAAGCACCCCTTAGTGAATATAATTTAAACAAAAAACAATGGTAATACATAACTACATATTTGACAGTTACAGAATAGAACAAGAAAAAATAAAGGAAGCGATACAACTCCTAAAAGAAAACGGATACATTATACACAAGAAAGAAGAAGTATGAAATTAGAAACAATTAGAGAAACAATCCTTACACTTAAAAAAATAGACATCTTTGAACAAACAAGACGTAGAGATGTAGTAGAGATGCGATGCGTAGCAAACCATTATATGAGCAAAGTAAAACAAATGCGCCTTATGGATATAGTAAGGGATTACCAACGCTGCGGATATGAAACACACCACGCAACTATATTACATTCATTAAGAAACTATAAACAAAACTGTTTCTACAATATAGACTTAGAAGAAATGTATAAAACACTATTAGGAGATAATAAGTTATTTGTCTTAGAACGCATACCAGATGCTACTGATAAGCAGATAGAACAGATAGAAGAAATACTATTAGGCTAAAAAAAATAAGTTTGTTTATATATTAGTAGTTTGATTAATCAAAGTTTTTCAAAATATGAAAGTAGAAAATAGAGGGGGTTCAAGACAAGGTGCTGGTAGAAAACCAAAAGCACAAGAGCAAAAACTAATAGAACGCTTAGACAATATAATAGACAAAGACGAAGCGATAGAAACTTTAGGTAAGTTAGTAGCCAAAGGCGATATGAGAGCCTTACAAACTTATTTAAGCTATCGTTACGGTAAGCCAAAGGAAAGTATGGACATCAATAGTTCTGAGGGCTTAAACATCAATTTTAGAGATTTAATTAAGTTCGTAGACTGACATTGATTGAGGTAAAAAAGAAATATATGCCTATTATTGAAAACGATAGTAGGTACTTTATAGTTAGTGGTGGGCGTGGGTCTGGGAAGTCTTTTTCAGTAAACGCCCTTTTAGTTATGCTTACCTATGAAGCTGGACACGTTATACTATTTACACGCTACACACTAACCTCAGCATACATTTCAATCATACCAGAGTTCTTAGACAAGTTAGAACAGTTTGGCTCGATAGAACACTTCCACATAACTAAAGACGAAATAATAAACAAAAAGACTGGCAGCAAGATAATCTTTAGAGGTATCAAGACATCAAGTGGCGACCAGACTGCAAACCTTAAATCCTTACAAGGTATAACCACTTGGGTAGTAGATGAAGCTGAGGAACTAACAGACGAGCAGAAGTTTGACACCATAGACCTAAGTGTAAGGCAGCAAGGCAAAGCAAACAGAGTAATACTTATATTAAACCCCACAACCAAAGAACACTTTATATACAGACGCTTCTTTGAGGAACGAGGGGTACAAGAGGGCAGCAATACACAAAAAGAAAACACTACCTACATACACACCACTTACATAGACAACATAGACAACCTATCTAAAAGCTACATAGACCAAATAGACCAGATGCGTAAGCGCAGACCAGAGAAATACAAACAACAAATGCTGGGTGCTTGGATGAGTAAAGCTGAGGGTGTTATATTTAGCAACTGGAGTATCGGAGAGTTTAAAAGAAGTAGCGTAAGTGTATGGGGTCAAGATTATGGCTTTGCAGCAGACCCAAGTACTTTAGTTGAGGTAAACATAAACACCAGCACTAAGACAATCTATTTAAAGGAATGCTTTTACTTGCAAAGGCTTACCACATCACAAATAGCAGAACTAAATCTTAAACACGCTAATAGCGGTTTAATTGTAGGGGATAGCGCAGAGCCTCGCCTTATACACGAAATAAGAGCCAAAGGGTGTAACGTAAAGCCAAGCATAAAAGGTCAAGGAAGCGTAACGTATGGAATAAGCCTACTACAAGATTATGACTTAGTTGTAAGTCCAGACAGTACAAACCTCATCAAAGAACTAAACAACTACCGCTGGTTAGAACGCAAATCAAATACACCAGTAGATGCTTATTGCCACCTTATTGATGCTATTAGATACGCAGTAGGCTACCAGTTACAAAACCCAAATAGAGGTAAGTATATTGTTCACTAAAATAATATGATATGAATTTAATAAAAGGAGATTGCTTAATAGAAAGCGATAAAATTGAAAGTGGTAGTGTTGATTTAATATTAACAGATTTACCTTATGGCAATATGAATACAGACGGAGGTAGAAAACTTGGGATTAACGGATGGGATTTAGCAATAGAACCAAAAAAGGTTTATGAGATTGCAAACCGTATATTAAGAAAAAATGGTAAAATGATTTTATTTAGCCAAGAACCCTACACTACTAGATTAATAACTGAAGCAATACCGAACATACCTTTTGGATATAGAGCAACTTGGGAAAAAGACAACTTTGCTAATGCTTTAGGTGTTAAAAAAAATATGGTTAGTTTTACGGAAGATATTTTAATGTTTACAAAAAGTGAAGATGTAACAATTAACCCAATAAAAGAATATACCAATAAAATTAGAGCTTTTATAAATAAAAAAAATTATGATATTTATGATGATTTTAAAAATGCCGGATTTAAAAAATATGCTGTTTTAGATACGTTTAATAGCGATAAAGCAAGAAGATATAATTTTCATACTTTAGAAACTTACAATAATTTAATAGAATTGTATAACATTGATAAAATGGAAGGCTTTATTAATTATGAAGATGCTTTTAAAATATATAAAGATTTTGAAGATAAAACATTAAGCACCTTTAACCTATGGGAAGGCAAAAAATACAAAAGCAATATACTAAAATATAAAAAAGATTATGACGGACACCACCCAACGCAAAAACCTGTTTTGCTTCTAGAGGACTTAATTAAAACCTTTAGTAATCAAAATGATTTAGTAGTTGATTTAACTATGGGAAGTGGCTCAACAGGTGTGGCTTGTAAAAATACCAATAGAGACTTTGTAGGTATTGAGTTAGATGATAAGTATTTTGACATAGCTAAAAAGAGAATAGAAGAAGCAAAATTAAAACTCTTCTAAAATAATTTAAAATTGTTTATATATTAATAAGTAAAGTAATATGAAATTCAATCTAAGAATACCAACAAGCCTCAACGAGATAACCTTAGGACAGTACCAAGAGTTTGCAAAGTTAGATGGCAAGTTAGAAGATACACACGATACAGCGATACAACTTAAGATTGTAGAGATATTTTGTAAAGTACCAGAGATAGTAGTACGCAATATGAAAGCCACAGACATAGCTGAGGTATGCGAGATTATTAATACTATGTTTGACACTAACCACCAGCTAATAAATAAGTTTAGTTTAGGTGGCGTTGATTATGGCTTCATACCAGAACTTGACGATATGACTTTCGGCGAGTATATGGACTTAGACACTTTTATAGGCGATAACGACAACTTACACAGAGCAGTAAACGTACTATTTAGACCAATAGAACACAAACGAGGTGCAAGATACACCATAAAGGAATACAACCCAGACACAAGCGAGAACGCTAAAGACTTCCCCTTAGATGTAGTATTAGGTGCTATTGTTTTTTTTTACAGTTTAGGCAAGGACTTATCGATGGTTATGCTGAACTCTTTGGACAAGAAGAACGAACAAGCTTTAGCACAGCATCTAATTTCACAGCCAAGTGGGGATGGTTTAACGCCCTCTTTGGCATCGCTCAAGGCGATATTACACGATTTGAAAATATCACTAAACTAAACGTACACCAATGCTTAACGTATTTAGAATACACTAAAGAAAAAAACGACATAGAAGCAGCACAGATAAAAAATAAATTTAAATAACGATAATGAGCCAACAAGGGATAAGAGGTTTTTACCAAATAACAGAAACAATAGAAACACAGCTTTTAGCGGATGTAAATGTAAACACCGTTACAACTGGAGATATCTTTGATATAGACCTATCAAAGCAAAGCATATTCCCTTTGGCACATATTATAGTAAACTCTGTTACACTACAAGAACAAGTAATGTCTTTTAACATAACTGTTATGGCTATGGATATTGTAGATGAAAGCAAAGAAGCTACTACTGATATCTTCAGAGGCAACAATAACGAACAAGATGTACTTAACACGCAATTAGCAGTCCTTAATAAGCTAATTATGGTGCTTAGACGTGGCGATTTATACAGCGACAAATTCCAGCTTGAGGGCGACCCTACACTTGAACCTTTTTATGAAAGGTTTGATAACAGACTTGCTGGGTACGCTGCTACTATGGATGTAGTAATACATAACGATATTGATATATGTTAGCAGATGAATATTTAAGGGAGGAGTTAAACAAGTTTGCTAAGTATGTAATTCAACAATCACGAAGCAACTTATCTAAGGGCAAAAAGAACGCTTCTAAGGAACTTTATAACTCTTTAGGCTACCAAGTATCAAAAAGCGCACAAACAACGTCTTTAGCCTTTAATATGGCTGATTATGGTAAGTTCCAGGACAAAGGGGTAAGCGGAACAGAAAAGAAATATAACACGCCTTATAAGTACACTAACAAGATGCCACCTACAAAGTCTTTAGACAGTTGGGTAGTTAGAAAGGGAATAGCACCAAGAGGGTCTGGGGGTAGGTTTGCAAAACGTGAGGGGATAAAGTTTGCAATAGCAAAGGCAATAAAAAAGAAAGGTATAAGACCAAGTTTGTTTTTTACCAAACCATTTGAGGCAGCTTTTAAAAGACTACCAGACGAGTTAGTAGAGGCTTACTCAATAGGCTTAGAGAAACAGATACAAATAAATATTAACAAGAAATGACAAAGATAAACGCAAGAAGTCCTTTTTACATAAAGGTAGAGAAAACCAGTATGAC